TTCTCTATATCTTCCGGTTTAGCCTGTCTATTTTCTAACTTCATCTTTATCCTCTTAAACTCATTAGGTAGCTTCCTAGCCTCAGTTGCCTTTATATGTGGGTTGGTTGCAATAGCTAGTAATATTTCATATTTAGAGATTTCATCTACTGCTTTAATCTTTTGTCTTTTCTGAGTTTGTTTATAAAAAAACAATGCCTCTGGAATAGTCAGTTGCATTGTCTCTTGTTTTGAATACGAATAATTATGAGCCATAAACTCATAGGTAAAAGTCATCAAGCTAGGAGGATATTTCTCTACTTCTGGCTCTGGAACTTTTGGCTGATCTTGGTAAATAAACCCAGCAGTTCTTGCACTCCGTTAGCTTCTAATATTTCATCTACTAATTTAGTCAACTCTACAAGGTTCATCTCTTTGATCTGCTCTTCTGTATAAGACTTACCACTTAGGATAACTAATACAGGGATAGCTTTCTCAAGATTACCTAGAATTGTAGTCATAGTTGACTGTGCTACATTCTCTGGATCTATTTGTGAAGATAACTCAAGAATTGGTTGTAATTCCTGAGTTAAATCTAATACTTGTGATATTGTTAATGCCTGTATATTCATATTAAGCAGGTGTTCCGATATATCCTAATACTCCATTTACATTTGTTGGGTCAATAAGAGCCATAAACTCTACTTCTATTTGGCTTCTGTCATTTGAAAATGCTACCTCAATTGTTTCAGAACTAATAACTGCCTGATGAATTACTACATCGTGTCCAGTATTTGAACCTCTAATTACAGGGTGAATAATCAATCTTCCAGCTGTAGCTCTAGTAGAAGTTCCAGTTGTACCACCAATTCTTAATCTTCCTCCAGATAAAGTAGCAGTAGGAATAATTGTTTGTAATGTTTGAATTGCGTATTCAGATAAAGGAACTGTAACTTTTAATTGTCGTCCTACCTCAATCATATCAAAAGGAGTTTCTGATCCATAAGTATCTGATGATTGCATAACTCTTTGAGTTATAACCTCAAATCGTACTTCTCCTTCAGTTTCACCTAAAGAAGTTCCTTTCCAACTGACTGTAGCGTATCCAACATTGATGTCTTGTAATGCCATATTCGTATAAATTAATTATATTCTTATATTACCATCTGTTGCCTAATTTTTTATCTCAAGCACATAATTTCCTGTGAACACCGCTCTACCTGTTTCATCTTCGCCTATATCTGTAGGCTCTTGCAAGGCAAATACAGTGTAAATTTCAGTTCCTCCCATAGTTTGAGCATACAATTGATGTAAGCTATCATAAATCTCATAAGATAACTGTTGAGCAGTCTCATAGTTGATATTCCTAACTATAACTTGTATTGTAGGTTTTATAATATCTAAGTATGTAGTAGGCTCTACACCTCCTGACTGGAATATACCAACACAATTATCTACATTAGCAGGTAAAGTCCCTATAAATAAATCTGTCCCCAAGGTAAGGCTAGTATTAGTGTTGATGTAATTAGCTATATCTGTAAGTAATGTCATAGTTTTTTCTTTAATTCACTTGCTAAGACCTCTCTGGCTACTCTATTCCAAGTGCTAATATTTTCTTTTAATGGATTTTCTAAGTATTTACTTTTTCTACCATTGCTCCAATTTCTAACTACACGGCTTCCATCTCTTCTCATACCCTCGTGCTGATACATTGCATACTTTGTATCATATCCTGTGATCCAATATTGACCCTCTCTTCTAAAGAACCCTGATTGAGATAACCTACCTTTAGCAAATGGCACAACAAATCTAGACAATCTAAGCAGTTCACCAGCACATATTCTACCCCATTCATCCATAGGATTTATAGTCTGGAGCTTTTTTAAGTTTTTGCTTAATGTATTTCTTTTAATCCTAACACTAGACATACTTTTGACATAATAGTTTTTTATGGTGTATATTCCCTAGCCTGTCTCTTAATATCTGGACTTCTATCACTCTAAACTCAATATTATCAGCTGTGATTGTATCATCTACTGCGACTATAGTGTATGGATATACCCAAACCTCTACATCATAGTCTAAGGGTTTTGCTTGTAATCCTCTATCTTGTCTATTAGCATATACTAACCTAGCTTTAATATAGCTAACTACAGTTTCTGGTTTTCCATATTTGTCATACCCAGTTCTAGTGTTTAACTCTATATCTTGATTTAAGTATCTGGATAAATCAATCATACTAGTATGTCATATAGCCTGTTGTATCAATCAAGCCTTGTAATAACTGATTAGCAAGAGGGGAGAATGGCATACCTCCGACTAGTGCAAACCTTACACTATCTGTACCATAAGTCTCAGACAAATCTCCTATTTTGTATGAATTAACTCCTGAGATTATATTTAATATATCCTCATCTTTATATCTACTCAAAAAATATGCCTGTTCTATCTGTGCATTCTTTATCTTTTTATCTATTGGAGATATAAATAACACTTGGCTAGTTGTATCTGGTTGTATATCCCACCCTGACACGGTTGCTGTGCCTGTAGAGCTTGTCCAATCTGTTATAGCTCTTACCTGCCCTCTACCTGTACCTTCTCTAATTACAGCTACTCCTCCATTTAAAACATCATCAGCTAAATACTGCTGTCCTCCTAACTGCAAAACTGACACTGTGGTGCTAGTTGCACTGCTTACATTGCCATAGTATAACCTGTCTATATTAACCCTTGGGAAGGCTAAATTCTGCTCTCTACGGTAGTCTTTATCTGTATGATATACTTTATATCCTTTATACCTTAGTTGATCCATTTGCAAAGCGGCTTGTTTTAAGAAACCTTCTTTTTGTACTGTGGATAACCCAGCCCAATGTGAATAATTCTGCTTAACAGCTAAATAATCATTAGCTTCAGCAATGCTTACATAAGAGTCTTGGTCTGGATGTGATAATATTGTGTTTAATGCCATAATCTTATAGGTTTATTACTATAAGTTTACCATCTGTTGCCTTATCTCATTATATGATTTCCTTAAACTAAATTGACTTGCATACTCTGACCGCTTCTTATCTAATCCTCTTCTAAATTGTCCTTTTTCTGCTTTCCAGTCGTTAAAAGCCTGTCTCATTTGTTTTCTTAATGATTTAATTCTAGGTTCATACCATAAACCTAAATCATGCTGATCATAATCTTGCCTATGATATACAGCTTTACTCATATCACAACCTATTTCATAACAATATCTTTCATCAAAATATTCAGCTATCCCGTGTGCATTAGGAATTATAACTGGCATACCTACATTCATCGCCTCAAGCGGTGTCATCCCAAAGCCTTCACCTCTAGATGGGAATACAAAACAATCGTGACTGGCTAATAGATCTACTAACTGGTCTGGAGTGTAATCTTCTATAATAGACTCTATATTTAAATTCATATAAGGGTAGTTATTGCCACCAACTCCTTTTACTGTTAACTTTACCCATTCCTCTTGGTGGAACTCTTGAGTAAAAGCATCTACTACAATGTCAAAGCCTTTTCTAAAGTCAAAAGCATTGTAATGGAGGAACTTAAACACTCTATTTTCTGGTCGCGGTTTATAGCTATATAAATCTGTATCTATTCCGTGTGGTATAACTATACTATCTATTCCAAACTGATTATAGAATATATCTCTTGCAAACTTGCTAGGTGTTATAAGTAAATCTAAGTGTTTAATATAAGGCTCCCAATCAGGTGGACATTTAGTAGACTCAAACATAAAATATCCTATTTTCTTTTTACACCCATCTAACATTGGCACTTGTGGTGGTTGATAGTATAGAAAACCTACATCCTGCCCTTTATTTTCTAGTTCTAAGGTTATTTCTTTATCTTCTTGACTAATTCTATACCAAGTGTTGGCTACATTGCCAAAACCGCCTATTTTAGTCTTAAGCGGTGGGGTAGCATAGTATATTGATTTCATATTAACTTATTTCTTAATTCCTTTAGCTTAAGAGCATAATCTAAAGCTTCTTTCCCTCTAGCTCCAAATAATAATAAAGTATAATGTCTAATTTCTTTATTTATTTTAGCATTATGCTTATCTACCCAATTATATAAACTATCTACTTGTTTAGTGATTTTCATACTTGATATGATTAATTATTATATTTTAATTATAAACTAAAAAGAGCTATATTTCAAGCTCTTAATAGTAGGTGAGTAGGGTTATAGATTAAACTGTTCTATAAGCTACTGCTAATCCTTGTCTCATTATAGCAACACCTCCTACTTTGGCATCATATCCCATAGTCAATCTTAGAGATAATCCTGTTGCTGGATCATTGTATACTCCTTGTTTTACTCCAAGTCCATCTCCATCAACTGGAAGTGGTCGTACAGCAATAGCAAAAGCATCTCTGTGGAAAGCCATATTTTGTTTTCGTACTGGGCTTCCTCCTGATTGGATTAATTGAGTTTCAAACAATCCTAATCCAGCTACTTTAGGAATTACAGCATCCTGTACTGGCATTGAACTTCCAAATTCTAGAGCTTTGCTAATATT